AATATTTCTACTCATTTTTTAGAATATTTATTTAAATATATAAATTGTGTTTTTAAGAAACCAGTTGTAGATGAAATAAAGAAAGAAAAAGATAAAAATAAGAGAAAAGAATTGTATAAAGCATTAAATAAAGAAATTAGAGACCTTAAAACAGATTTATTTAATAATAAAATTAAAAATTCTGATAAGAAATATCATAAATGGATTAAAGATAATAAAAAACTATTATTTCCAACCAAGATTGACAAAAATATTTCATATGATGTTAAAAAGCATCCTGATAAATATATAAAATATTCTTTGTATATCAATTCTAAAATTGAAGAATTAAAATATAAACCATATCAAGTTTTTCCTCAAAGAAATAATATTGTTCCAAAACATATTGTTCTTAATTCAAGTGGTTTTGTTCAAATGTTAGATGACAAGAAAAAAGAAATTTTTAGTTATAAAAAAAGTGAAATGATTTTACATTGTAAAAAATATCAAAAACATATTTGGAAAGAAACATTAAAATTAGAGAAAAAAAGTATATTTAATCAAAATGAATATGTGTTTTATAATCAAATACTAACAGATGGATTTTCGTGTTCATTATTATTTATTTTGGAAAAACATAAAGACAAAAAATTTGGTCAAATATTGCCTAAAAATGATACAGAAAAAGGATTTACAAAAGTAACAGATTTAACAAAAGACAAATGTAATGAATATTTAACAGATAAATATAAATTAGCTTCTGTTGATCCCGGACTCAATAAAATTGTGTCAATAATTGATGATAAAAATAATTTCTACAAATATACATGTTGTAGAAGGCGAAATGATACATTCACTAAAAGAGCAAATCAAATTACATTAGCAGAAAAAAATTCAAATAATATAATTGAAAAAGAAACAGAATTATCAAAATTTAGTTCAAGAACATTAAAAGAAAATGATTTTAAAAATTTTATAAATAAAAAGAATGATATAAATAAGAATATTAAAAATTTTTATAATAGAAAATTATTTAGAAAAAATAAATATAGAATATATTCTAATACAAAAAAATCAGAAGATATATTGCTAAACGAAGTAGAAAATAAATTTTTAACGAAAGAAGATAAAGAAAACAATAAGAAACTTATATTATTATATGGAAATTGGTCAAGAAGCAGTCAAATGAAAAATTTTATGCCTACATCAGGATTAGGAATAAAAAGATTATTGAATAAAAGATTTATTATATTAGATGTAGATGAATATAAAACAAGTAAAATACACAATAGAACATTAAAAGAACTTACAAATATAAAAATAAGAAAAAATAATCATAGTAAAAAAATTCACGAGGTGCTAACTCTAAAAGAGGAAACCGAACGGTGTATATTCGTGAATAGAGATAAAAATGCTTGTAAAAATATATTATTAATTGGAAAATGTTTTTTGAAAAATCAAACACGCCCAAATATATTTAAGAGAAAACAAGTAAATCAAACTGTTATTCAAGGAAGGTAGTAACTTGAGTAATAGCCGAAGGGACATAAGTGTTCTACCAATAAATACTTATCAATAAGCCCTTCACCTTTAGAATTTAGTATTTGTGTAGTATTTAATACTATGCGAATAAAAAGCTTTGTGTCTTGTTATTTTTTTTTATAAAAAAGTGGCATTTAAAATACGCACCGCTCTAAATAAATATGGGATTTGAGCGATATTGTGTTGTGTGTGGTTGTCCAACTTCTGTGAATGGAGAAATCAGTGTTTTTACCAATCAATTGAAAAACCATTTAAATCATATTAATCAAAATGAACCTTATCTTGACAATATATTTTATAATTTGTTGAAAAAAAAAATAATTAATAAGCAAAAATATGATATTTTATCTGATGGAAAAAATATAATTTCATTGTCACAAAATTCTAATTATAAATGGTTATCAACACTATTTTTATTACAAAAAAATGGTAAAATAATTGATGTTGAACCAGTTGACACATGGGAAGGAAAATATCGTAGTTGTATTGGTAATCAAGGTGAACATATAGCTTCTTTTGTTCTCGGCGAATATCAAAATATAGAGGATTATCAACAATCCTATTATAAAAAACGGCAGTTGGCGATGTATGATCCAATTTCCAAACATTTTTTTGGGGATGGATATATAATTCACAAACAATGTTATAAATTGGTGGCAGAAAAAATACCAAATTTTAATTTTATTCACATGTGTTTACAAAAAATAAATTATAATGAAATATATCCATATATGTGTCAAAACATACCATGGATGAAATTTTTTTTAAATGACAAGGGATATTTTTTAGAAAATCCAATGACAAATGATAAAAACAAAAAAAGAATTATTAATATAATTAAAACAATAGTGTTTTATGATTAGTGGTTTTCAAAATCTAACCAAATGATATACCTGTAATTCGAGTACCAGGTGGCAATGAATTTATAAATCGATTGGTACCTTTTATTTCAATGCCTTTTGGCAACCCCATTTGGGCTCGCAACATGTCATTTATACGCTTTTCTTCGGATTGTTGGGAGTTTTTTTTCATATTTGATTTTATAGATAATTTTGCATTGCAATTTCTCATGTTAGTTGTTTTGTAATAAAAAAAAACAAAAAAAATAAAATCAAATTTATTTTAGATTCGCATTACCAAGGATCACTAGATTCGCATTACCAAGAATCACTAGATTTGCCCACCACGAAGTGACAAAACCATCGAAATTGAAATTTTCTCTGTCGCACTGTAAACACCTGCTTCTTTAACGGTTGCAGTATTTTCCAATTGTTTTCCTGCGTAAATCAATCGCATTTGATCCATTCCAATATTGTATTTTTGCATCAATAGATTTTTTATTTCTTCGATTTTTGTTTCTTCTGTTAAATCTGGAACTTCAAAGGTTGTTCGTGCTAAAGTTTTTACAATTAAAGGCATTTTTTTTTCAAAGAGTACAATCATAAAAAAGTGTGAATTAAATTTCAAATTTTTTTATTATTATTTATTTGAATATGGTCACTAAAAAAAATAATATGTATTTTATGTATTTTATGTATTTTTAGTCTCAAACTGGGTGGATTTGTTTCTTGGTATTTATTAAAAAAAAAAAAAGAAAAAAATCAAATTTTTTGTTTAATGTTTCATTTGAATGGAATGTAAATTTTTGTTTTTAGAATGGCATTTTCGATGTAATATGAAAAAAATAAATAATAATTTAGAAGATGTTTCGTCGCTTACGGTATCCAGAATCACTCAGACAAATCCAAATTTCCATCTTCATCCACAAAGGGTAAAATACCTTCCTTTTCCGCTTGGACCATGGTCAGTATTTGCCCTTGAAAAACAAATCCAACTTGTTCACCATCAAGCCACACTGTTCCGTTTCCATCATCATCCGTATCAACGTAGTATTCCTGGAGTTTTTCTCCTGGCATTTTTTTGGTGGTTTGTTTTTCGTTTGCCTTGTTTAGTGCTTTGTTTGTTGATTTATTTTGTTTTTTAACAAGGAAAAAAAATCAAATTTTTAATAAATAAATAATATAAAGGGGTAGGATTATGGCTGTTCAAAGATAAAATAATAAATTAATTGTTTTAATTGTGATGGAAGATTAATATGTTTCATTTTTCTGAGAACTTTGATTTTTGTTTTCAAAATGGCATTTTCGCTGGAAAACTGGTTTCCAGATAAATCAGCTAATAATTTTTTTTGATGATTAAATGATTTTTGTTTTACATTATTTAATTTTTGTTGAATACAATCAAGTCGGATATTTGGATCACTAAAACTAACATCAATATTAAATTTTTTTAAAAATTCAGATGAAAATCCGACGAAATTGAATCTTGTTTTTTCCCAAAGTGAATTTGTATAAATCGTATTCAACGCGTATTCTAACATAATTGATTGATTAAGTTTAATATAATAAGGAATAACCCATTTTTTTACAATATCCAGTGTCAATGTTTGATTATATATTATTCCATAATCGCCCCACACCATTACTGCGTAATATTTTTCAAACACTTCATCGGTTAATTTTATATATTTCCATATACCATGAGATCCCCAGTTCCAATTTTTAGTTGGGAAAGTTTCAATCCACTCCAATTCTAGATTGGGGTTTTCCGAAATGGAATGAAACCAATCCCATGGCTTTTTTGGATATTTTTTTAGCCATTCCAAACATAAATTTGGATTGGACGAAAATCCACCTGTACCCCAATTTGTTATTTTTGGGAAAACAGTACACCATTCAGGATTTACTGTTTTTTTACTCGTCATAAATTGCCACTCCCATGGTTTATTTTTATATTTTTGTATCCATTCAATGGTTAAATTCGGATTGACTAATAGACCAAATGAGTTATATGACCATTTTTCATCGGAAAACATTTCATAAAATTCATATGTAATTCCTTCATTCTTCGAAATATAAAACCAATTCCATGGTTTTTTAGGATATTTAATAATCCATTGAATTGAAATATTTGTATTTTCTGATAATCCACCTTCACCAAATTCCCATGACTTATCTGGATACATATCAATCCATTTTAACTTGAAGTTGGAATTGGTAGATAATCCATTGCGTCCCCATTTCCAATTCCATGTAGGATGACGTTTAATCCAATCAATATTTACATTTTTATTACTGCTTATACAATACCAATTCCATGGTAAATCTGGATATAAAATAATTAGCTTTTCCAGAATATTTACCATATTACAGTAATTAACTTATTTGAAAATTACATAGAAAAAATATAAATTTATGCTTGTTCAAATTTTTTTGTAAATTTTTTACCTCTTTTTTTTTCAAAAATTGAAAAAAATTTGATTTTATTCCAATATAATTTTATTTTAAACAATTTACTATTTGCCACCAACAACATCACCATAACCAGCCATAATGCTTCAACATGTCAAATTTATTATTGAAAATCACCAAGCTCTTGAAAAATCAGAGCAGCATCGCCGAAATGGAAAGCCAGAGAATATCCAGCAGGTGGTTGATCAATATGCTGCTGTCAAGATTCTAAACGCAAATCTTGATATTCTTAATGAACACAAAAACCGAATGGCCAAATTATTCAAAGAAATTAAAAAAGGTCCTGTAGTCTACAAACTGCTAACACAAATTGCCAAAGATTTTGATGCATTAAACACAAACACTGGTGGAGATCTTGTTATTACAACATATAGTGATTGTCCAAGCACAGACG